ATTCGCGGCCTGGTTGTTGTTCGCCTGACCGCCGAGCATGTAGTTCCACCAGTTGTTCTGCGCGGTGTTGTTGGCGTTCGTCATGCCCAAGTCGTATTGATTTCCCGCTTGGTACATGCCGAGTCCGAAATTCTGATCGTTTGCCCTGGCGGTGTTCGCGTTCGCTCCCTGGCCGAGCGTGAGGTCGTTAGCATTCCGGCTCGCCGCGTTCGCATTGGCTCCGAGGCCCAACGTCAGGTCGTTCGCATTGCGGGTCGCGGCGTTTTGGTTCGCCACTTCCCCCAAGCCGTAGTTCTGCTCTTGCCCGACCATCTTCCCGAGGAAGTCACGTTGATTCCCATAGTTTTGGGAGGCCAAACCGGTGCCGTACTTCGTGAGGGCTGCAAGAGCATTTCCAGATCCACGCATGCGCGAGTTCGAGCGGTTGACGGAATCCAATCCCGTGTTGAGCGCGAACTGAAAACCCGGCGTTCCCTGAAAACTGTTCGGGTCCGTCAGCATCGAATCGAGTTGCTTCTGGTACAGCGCATTGATCGGCATCAGAGCCCCCAGAAACAAAAAACCCGCACTCGGCGGGTTTGGGTTTGGTTACCGGGCCGTTTCATCGCGGCCCCATCTTCAAGAGCTGCGAGAGGTAATTCCCGGTGCTGCCGCTTGGACCCATGAAAGCCTCTTGCAAGTAGTCCGGCCCATAACGCCTTTGTCTGCCCGGTTGGAATCTCTCCGGGGGCGTGTAGGGCGTCGGTGCATATCTGTCGAGACCTTCACCGCTCGCAAAGAACGTCGGAGGCGGTTGTGACCCAGGTCCCTGCACCCCCGATTGACCACCACCCTGGAAGAAATTGGGAGCCTGATGCTGCTGCGAAGCGCCTTGTTCGTCCTGCTGCATCATCTTTTCCGCCCAATTCATCGCGGCCCCGCGCTCATTGTTCGCGTCAGCGGCATGCAGCAGGGCTCCACCCCACAGGTCTCCAGACGGAGGCGAATGCGGCGTGAATTGAGATTGGTAGAAGTCCATCAAGGTCTTCAACCGATTGAGGTCCATTATCCGATCTCCAATTCCAATGCGGTCAGGTTCAACGGGAAATTCCCGACGTGTCTAAGCTCGATCGTGCGGCGCTCGAATGCTCCGCACTTCCTCGTCTCAGGTCGAGACTCGCTCAAGTCGATCAGACGATAGGCTGAGAACGTTGCGCAGTCGTCATCCGACCAGCGAATCATCGCGAGACTCGCGACCGAATCCCCAATGACTCGAATCACGGGCATCTTCTTCCGATCCGTATTCCCACCATCCAACCGAGTCGTGCGGGTAAACGTATTGATCGGCAACCCAGCATCCCGATAGAGCGTGCTGTCGAGCTGATACAGGTGCCCGTCGGACTCGTGAAGCAACAGATTCAGGCCGGCGTAATCCGCGTACTTCGTGAACTTGAAGTAGCTCTCGGTGTACGGATAGGCCGTAATCGTCCCCGTTGCCGGAGTCGTTGGATCACCTTCGACCTGGATCGTGAAGATGGTCGAGGAAACGTATTGCGCTTGGAAAATTCCGTTGTATTCGGTCTGTGTCGCTCCGACGATCTTCACCGGATCGCCATCGGCAACCGTGTGCGCCGTCGAGGTCGTGACCGTCGCCGTATTTCCAGAGCGCGTGATGCTTGTGACCGACTTCACCGAGCCGATGGTGTAGCTCGACCACGGAAGCCAGGTCTGGCTCGTCAGGTCGTAGGCAAGCGTGATATTGCTGGATACGAGCGTCAGCACGTAGAGGCTGTGGCCGTCCAGCTTCACGCCGAACGCATGGACCGTCGCCAGGTCGTCGGCATTCAATATCCGTTCGACATCAGGTGTCGATACCTTCCGTTGTTCCAGCCCCTCCATCACATACACACCGCGGCCCCGTTGCCGGGATTGCGACAGCCACATCAGGTTCCCATCGATACTCGAAACCGAAGCCCCTGAGGCGCAGCCGATCTCGGTAAAACCGTTATCGACCGGAGAGAACGGAGAGCCCGTCGCCCCATCCTGTCGGTCGTAGAAATACTCTGTGCTCCATTCCTTCAGCGCAATGAGATAACTACCCGAATGAGCCAACGCCTTTCCTGCTCCGTTCACCGACTGCGCGGTTACAAAGTCCAATGCACTCCAGCTCGTTGGATCATCAATCGCAGAGTTCCAGATCACTGCGTTGACATCCATCACGCAGAAATAGCCGTTGATGTATGCGATCCCAGGAACCGTTCCTCCGCTGCTCGACGCGGTAATGGTCCCCGTCGCGGGGGTGGCAGGAGTGCCGGCCACCGTATAACTGAAGGTTGGGTTTACTGTGACTGCGGGATCGGTGACGATGATCGCCCCGGTTGCGGGAGTAATCGGATCGTCATAGTCGAGTGCACTGAATCCGCTTGGGGCAGAGTACGCAAAGGCCGAAGCGCCGAAGTTGACCGTGCTGGTAGAGCCATCGCTGGATATGCCCGGATAAACCGTTCCCGTAATGCCTGAAAATGCCTGCCCCTGACTGACGCCATTCTTGTAGAACGTAAGCGTTCCGGCATCCATGTCGAGAGCAACACCGACGACATCCGCAGTCGTAAAGCTCGCCCCATAGGTGTCGGAAACTAAGTGAACCTTGAGGCCGGAAAAGGAGGCGTATCCCCACCCATGCGCATCGCCACCAAGCGCGGTGAGAGCCCACGAGGAATCACCAACTCCGACGGTCAGTCCGGAAGGCAATGCCCCAACCGTGACCTCCCAATACCATTTGCCCGACGACTTACCGAGGCTCCCGCGGACAGCAACCCCAATAGCGCTGAATTGCGCGGTAAGATTTCCACCGGAAAGCGTAGCTCCGTTATTATGAGCCGGGTCCCATGTCACGACCGTTCCCGGGGTCACAGTCACGGTATACGTAAACTGCGTCGCGTTAGTAACGGTGATCGCTTTCGCACCGTTGTATTCGGTCTGGTTGGCTCCGGCGACGGTATATGTAGCAGTCGAAAGACCGTGATCTCCCGACACAGTTGTCGCTGTTGCTGTCGTTCCCGACCGCGTGATCGTAATCGGGATGTCTCTAGCCGGCGTGAAAACGGCTGCGGTAATTGCCGTCACCGTCTGCGCGCCGTTGTACTCAGCCTGACCCGCTCCGGCGATCGTCACTGTGTCGCCAACGCCGAAGACATCCTCGCCCATCGTCGCGGTAGCGGTAGCTCCGCTTCGCGTAAGCGAAATCAAGTTGTACGTCGCCTCGCCCATGTTGTCGGCGTAGGTAATTGCCGCGACTGTGCCGGCACGATTAACGGACTTGGCTTGCGTCCGGTTCTTAATCATCAAGAGCGGAGTCGCGGCACCCGGACCCGTCTCCTGCGCCGACCACATGAGCGAGGCGTTTGCGGGACTCAAGTTCGTCTGCACCGGAGCCGAGACAATGGTCGCCATCGTCCCGCGATTCAGGTAATCCGCCTGGATCGTGTTGATGCCGTTCCACGAATACAAGAGCTGTGCGACTCCGGCTTTCACCAGCCCAACGTCAGAATTGCCGGGACGAGTGCGCAGCTTCGTGATTGCGGTCGGACCCTCACCCTGCACTTCGACAATCGCGTTGACGCACTTCGCGTCCTTGCTCACTCCCCCGTCGCGGCTTTCGAGGGAGACGGCCAGCGGGATACGCACTACGGACCCGTCAGGATGTTCGAGACCGGGCGATTCAGCAGGGCCGGCAGCTCGGTATAAGCCTTGATCGGCCGGATGTTGATGCTCTTCAGCGCCGCCTTCGTCTCTCGGGCGATCTGCAAGACTTCCTGCGTGAGCGACCCCGGATACTCGCCGGCAAGACGCACGGCAAGGTTGTAGTCGAAGGCGTCATCCCATCCCGGAGGAAGGGCGAAGGTGTCGGTGATCGCCGCGAAGGTGGCTACGGGAACCCAGGTGAGGATATGGAGCGCTGAAGCGGCCGAGGGGACCGGATACACGTACAAAGTCCCGGTCGTGTTGGTGGGCCTGTAGTTAATCCTATTGGGCCATTCCGCGGTCGCGGTCTTGTTGGGAATCGCGAAATACTCGTCATCCTCGATAATCCGGATGTCGGGATAGCTCTGCGTTCCGACCACGACGTAAGCCGATTCGATCTTCACGGGCCTTGTGGTATTCAAGTTCCCGCCGGGGCCAATGGTGTATGAGGACTGAGTTGCAACCATCGTCACCGACTCGTCTTGGCGCGAGTACACCATCAGCTTCTCGTTGCGCCACGATCCGATCATCCCGTTCGCCGCGACCAGAGCGTCGGCATACTCCGAGGTCGAAGGGGTAGACCCGGACGCAAGCTGCCCCAGAAGCCTGAGAGAGCGGTTGATGCGATCGGCAAGAGTCGCCACTAGATCTCCTTCTGGCCCACGCCAATCAGGTTGTAGGGATAAAGCCGGATCATCGAAACCTTGGGAAACCCCGCATCCTTCATCGCGGCTTCCAAAGTCTCAGCGACGAATCCACTGTGATGCGCCATGTACGGAGTCAGATCGATGTCCGTCCGGCAGCCGTAGATCAGGTCGAGACCACAGAGAGGGCCGCCGGGGCTGACGTACAAAACTTCGTCCGTCGCCTTCACGTCCTGAAGGTCGGGGACAACGATGATCGTTGAGCCCTTATCCGAGGTCACCCGGTAGAACTCGCTCAAGGCTTGTTTCACGTATTGCGGATACAGATGCTCGAGACAGTGACTCGAATACACGATGTCGAATGTCCCGATGTCTCCCAGGTCCGTGATGCTCGCCACGATGTCCGGCTTCATCCCCGGATCGATGTCCAACCGGACGACTTCGAGTTCCAAGCCATCGAAATACGGAGGAACTTCCGCCGTACCGCAACCCGCATGCAAAAACCTCATGCCGCCTTCTGGGCTTCCCAGGCGTCTCTCAAGCTCTCCGGCGGATCGGGATTCTCGGATTCACTCCCTCCGTCCTGGCCTCTCAGCCAGCGGGCGAAATTGCCGGGGTAGGCTTTGTCGGGCGAGTGGTGCGTGAGATTCAGGTAGGGGTTCACCCAGATTTCCCCGCACTTCTCACGCCAGCGACGGGCAAACGAATAGTCCTCACCCCACCACGTCCATTCGTGCGCGCCGTGATTGAAAAGGTCGATCAGCGGGTTGCATCTTTCCCCGTACAGCAGTTCGGGATACATCGACATGAACTTGTTGACGCCCGCCCGCGTCACCTTGAGAAATCCCGCAGGGACCGAATGCGCCTTGATACAGCCGTCCTCCCGGACGATCGGCCTTCCATCCAGACCTTGCAGGATCGAGCCCATGTATTCCTCGGGCTCGCCCTTGAATCGATACGTGCCGGCAACGACATCGCCCTCGGCCTCGATGAGGAGCAGCAAATCCTCGGGGTCCCATGAAAGATCGTGATCGATGAAAACGATGACCGTAGCTTGGGCACTCAAAGCCTTGCGCAGCATCATCGCCCTTGCCGCGCTGATGTACGGGCAATTTATCTGCGTCACCATGCCGTCTTCCCAACCAGCCTCATTAATCATCGGAAGCGAATCCGAAAGAGAGTCGAGGCAAACCTGATAAGGCTTTGAAATCGTCGGGATACAAAAGACGACTTTTTTGGGCATTTCATCCCTTAGAGCATGGGATGGAAATGTCAATGGCGTCTTGATGGTGCTAGAGCGAGATTCCGTGTTAGAGTCACACAACATTTCAGCGGAGTCTTTCATGCGCGAAATTTGGCTTCCAATTGAGGGTTACGGGAACTGCTATTCGGTATCGAGTCTCGGGCGCGTAATGCGAACAGCGCCGCGCAACGTCAAGCGACACCCAACACGCTCTCGGGCCAAGCCATTCAAGCCGAGCATTTGCCGCGCATTTATCAATCGGGGCGGATATCCACAAGTGCGAATCGGCCCCACCGGCCATCAAGCGACCGTATGCGTCCACCGATTAGTCGCAACGGCCTTCGTTGAAAATCCGCTCGCTCTGCCCGAGGTAAACCACATTGACGGACACAAGGCGAACAACATCGCCACAAACCTGGAGTGGGTCACGCATCAGCAGAACTTGAAACACGCGACAGCAACAGGACTACAGCGCACAAGACGCGGGGAAGAATCTCCGCGATCGAAGCTGACCGAATCCGACGTTATCGCCATCCGATCGGATCGGAGAGTTGCCGCAGCAATTGCCTCGGATTACGGCGTGAGCAAAGGGAACGTCTACGCCATCAAGCAACGCAGGGCCTGGACACACCTGCTCTAGCTATTGGCGAGCGCGAGCAGTTCGTCCAGTTGTTCGCTGCGAACCTTGTGGCCGTTGTCGATCTGCATCTTGAGGGTGTTCACCGCGAGGGCCAGAGCCGCCCTTTTCTCCGCTGCCTTATCGACAACCGGAGGAGGTTCCTTGCGCACCAAAACCTTTGCAACCTTTTTCTTCGCAGCCATGATTTCTCCTGAAAAGAAGTGAGGCCAGCCGGAAATGGCCAGCCTCAAGGGGTTACGCCGTAGCCCAGATCCCGAGACCGATGAACGTCTTTTGCACTTCTTGCGCCCACGCAAGCTGGGTCGCGCCGAAGTCGGTCGAGGACGAGATGCCGCTGGTGGCGTGAAGGGCCGAGGAGTAGGCCCGCTGAATCACGGGGACCGCTCCGTAAAAGCCGACCTTGTTCGAGGCCGCTTGTCCGATCTTCACGCCGTCGGGCGCGTTGTAGCCGATGGTTTCGTAGGAAGCCATGTGGATTTCCTTTCAAAAAATGGCCCCGTGAGGGGCCTGAGTCTTCTGAAGCGAACGTTTTTGTGAAAGCGCTTGGTCAGTTCGTGATGCGACAGCTCCATTCGGGCCTCAAGACCTTGAAGCCGTACAAGATGTCGCAGCGAAGCAACATTTCATCGTTCCTGATGTCGGACGCCATCCAGACCCGCAGGCTGAATCCGTCCTTCTGCACGCGGGAGCACTTCAGCGCGTCGTCCATGAGCGGAAGGTCCGCCGTGACGAAAGCAAAGGCTTCCTTGTGGTACATCAGGTTTTGACGAAGGACCGCGGAGTCCGCACCGACCATCGTCACCACGGGGTTGCTGTCGAAAGTCGCCGTCATGACCTTGGCGCCCGCAGCGGTGCAGATGTTCTGTTTCGCCGCAGTCGTGGCGGTGGTGCCGAAATACAGCGTCGGCGAGACGGTGAAGGCAACGGAACCCACGACCGTCAGCACGGTGAATTGCTGAAGGTGCGGATAGGCCGCTTTCGTCTCCGGATGGCAGGCATACACCCCCGCGACCGTGAAGACATCGCCCACCGTTCCAACGCCGTTCACGATGGTGAGGGTGTTGGCCCCATCCGCCGCAAGGTGCGTCGTCGCCAGGGTGACGGTCGTATGGTCCGAGCCGCAAGCCTGAATCCACGTCTTCTCGTTTTCGTAGAAGTCGGCCATCGCGGTACGGGCGATGAAGCCCTCGCGAAAAGCCTCTCCGATCTGATCCGACGGGAGGAAAAGGCCCTTGATGCCGTTCGTGACGTTGGCCATCGTGACCGAATCGAACTGGCACGAACGGCCCCCGTCCTTCGGGGCGAGACCTTGGTTCAGCTTGGCTCGAGCGAGGCCGAGCGCGGAGGTATCCGAGAATCCGGACGTAACCGCACCCACAGCGGTGCCAGCGGTGCCGACGAGGTTGTAGGTCTGTTTCGCCGCGGTGGCGAGGCAGTCCCCGTCGATGCCGGACATGAGAACGCCGATGGCTGGCTGGATATGACGCTTCGAGAACTCGTTGAACCCGTCGAGATCGGTGACGAGTTCCGCGGAGTTGAAGCGCATGTCCACGCCATCTTGCGTAGCCATGGTGATCGTCTGGCTGTCCTCTTGCTGATCCTGGACAACCATCACTCGGGAGCCTTGACGGCGGGTGTAGCGGTTCGGGTTGCGGACTCTCAGCGTGGAGCCGATATTGCCGGCGCCTTTCGAGACGAACGTCTCGTCATACTGTCGGTCGCACGTCCCGATGAAGGTGGCTTTCTCGTGCGCAATGCGCAGAGCTTCCTTTGCCACCATGTCGATGACGACGTTGGTGTTGGACATGAATATTCCTTGTAGAGGACGTAAAAAAAGCCCTTGCGGGCTCTATCGCCGTCCGAGTTCCTTGTGCCGTCGCTTCAAGAACTCTTTCCACTCCGCGTCGTTATTCACGGAGAGTTCAAAAGTGTCCTTTCGGACTGAAGCTTTTCCGGCGTTCGGGACGATCGGTGCAGGCGTCCGGGTAGGTGCCGGAGATGCCGTCAGCTTGGATGCCGCGTCCTTGATCTCCCAGACCTGTTCAACGTCTGGAAGGCGAGAGATGCGCAGAAGCTCCTCGGGATCGTTCTTGGCCAAGTGATAGATCACGTCCGCACCGTTCGCAAGGCGGGC